AACACCAGATGCCCGCGCATCTTGTGTTGACCACTCAATTTCTCGATTTTGTTTTGTACGACGTGAACCATCTTGGGACTAAAACCACCGCCACCAAGCACCAACCAAAATCCGACACAGCCACAACCCACCAACTTGTCTACGACATGCGGAAGTTTTTCATCGGTAGTTCCGCCACCGAGTTGTTGTTTACATTCAATGGGAACACGAAGGTCACGACGGAAATCAATATAGAGAAAATCAACCTTCCAACCCTTTATGCGGACTTGTCGCACCAGTAACTTGTCTTTCCGCTTCCACATGTCTTGATATTCGGGGCCATAATCAAACGAGCTGTTGTAATCGCACGGACGCACTTTGCGAGCGGAGAACACCGCTTCAACAATTCTTTCCAGCGATGTGCCGGATTGCCCAGCACGCGCGCCCTGTGACGGGCCTTCTTCATTCGGCGGCAATAGACTCATGGCTGAACTCCGGGATCGATTGGGTGAATAAACTGCGGGTGACCTGATTGCCCCATACCGTCCAATTAGGAGTCGCTCGCCGACCGAATAACTCCAAGTAAGGACCACCCAATAAACGTTCGATGCGCTTCTGCACCTCATCCGGCTTGCGGCTGTGCTCGCCCACCGGCGAGACCACAACCTGATGCACATCCTTTGCCTGCCGCTGCGGAGAACCCCTTGTCGCCAATAGGCAAAGCTCGGGGTTTGCTCGCGTCCAGTAGCCCATGCCCCAATGCAGGCCGCTACCGGCGCGATCTACAAACGTGTCATTCTCGTTGGTTTTTACCCAAGTGAAGGCGACGGTTTTATATTGGAATCCCCACGCCTCAATCACATCGAGCGCACCGGGAAGCTCTGGCATCACGCACCACAACAACAACGCACAATCCGGCGCGGCCAAGTTGCCTACCGGCAACGCCTTGATGTCATCAAGTGATGCCGTGTCGTAATGGCGTTCTGCTGAACGTTGTTTGCCCTTGCCCGAATAAACCTTGAACGACCAGGGCGGGTCGGCATAGATGACGGCGTATTTCTTGCCGGCGGTGATTAGTTTTGTGAGATCTTCGACCCTGCAACCATCGTCGTGCTGTTCGGCATCGCGCGCGGCTTTCCGCTCATCTTCCTTGGCAGCACGAGAGATCTCCCGCCGGATCTTGTCGTCAGCCGCAAGTGCAGCAACGGCATCAATGGGTGTCGCATTTGCGACATCCCTCGAAACGGTGTCATGACTAACCCCAATAAATTCCGCGATTTCGTGGGCGCTGTGACCTTCTGCTGTCGCATTTGCGACAATCTCACGCCGCTCACCAACCGACCTACGTACATAACCGCCGAGCCGGTCGTTGACCCATTCCTCAATTGAAAGGCCGAGCGCCTGTGGCACGCCGAGTCGTTTTGCCAATGCAATTTGTCGCCATGAGCCAGCAACAATCTGACCCAACGATAGAGTATATTCTTCGGCGTCTTCTTTTTGCATTCAGACTATCTCCCGTTCATGCACGTCGATGCAGCGAAGTTGAAACCGGCGCAGCGCGATCTTGAGCAGCCAGCGGAGAGAACGAATCGGGTCGCTGCCGGGCTTGGCAACCAACGTTAAGGTGAAGATCCGGGGCGGGTGGTCGCTCATGGCGGCTCCCACCCCTTGCCGCCGTTGGCCTTGCGCTCGCGGATTGCGCGGTACGCCTCGTCGATCGACCGCGCGAAATCGTCGGTGGCGTCGTAGGTTTCACGGGAAACCTGCGGTGTCACGAACGCATGCACCACCTCGCGCAGCAGTGCGCCCTTGGTGATGCCGCGAGCCTTGGCGATTGCCTGGAACCGATCGAAGTCCGCGCGCGGGACCATAGTGGCGAGTCCGGCCAGCGGTGCGCGGCGGTCGGTGACGATCGGGGTGTTGTACCGGGTTCCGGTGGCAGTCACGCGGACCCCTTTGAACTAGAGGTTATTCGGCGGCTTCGAACATGCGAAACAGTGACGGCGGCGCCGCGATGCCGCGCGAGGCGAGCACATGCTTGAACGTCAGAAACCGACGTGGTGGCAGACCGCGCGTGCGCCAGTTTGCAACCGCCGCATCGGTGACACCAAACAATTGCGCCGCCGCGTGCGTACCACCGAGCGCGTCGACCAGTTCATCGACGGTCTTGACCATCACTTGGATCGGCTTGGGCATGTCGGCCAATATACACGGTAGGTGAAAGAAGGCAAGACGACGAAAATGTTGACAAACGGCCGAACTGGCCCCATAATTCACAGGCTGTTAAGATGCGGCGTGCAATGGAACGCGGGTTTATGGCATGTTTCACGCCATGCCCAGCCGTAGGCCGCCCGACCCCACAGCACTCGATCAAATCGGGGAAAGGCTGCGCTTAACCCGTGCGGCCCTCGGCTACACCCAGACCATGATGGGAACATTGTGCGGCGCAACCGGCATCAATCCGGCAGCCACCTGGAACAATTATGAAGCCGGCTTCCGGCGCATCAACATCGACCACGCGCAGACTTTGTGCGGCCGGATCGGCGTTACCATGGACTGGATTTATCTGGGCAATATCCAGAACGTCGCAGAACCGCTGCGCGGCCAGATTCAGCAGCAAATGAAGACCGAAAACCCCGATCATCGCCCTATTTCGAGGCCGCGACGCTAAGCGCAACGATCCGCGCATCCTGGGGGCGCTGCCCCTCCCATTCGATCAACTGTTCCATGTAGCCCAGCACCTCGCGGGCGGGCTTGCCATCCGCTGGCAATTGGCTCGCCAGCTGCATCGCTAAACGCCGCAGATTGATTGCTGCTTGGTCGTTTTCATGCATGGGATTTTCCTCTGTTCCGTCGCCGAGCCAACCTTAACCCGCAATTTCTGGTTGGCAATGCGGGCTGGCTCGACATTTCACCCCCTGTGTAAAACGCGCTTGCGTCTACACGAACGGTGTAGTACGGTCTTCCCCGCCGCTGATTTGCAGCGAGGGAGCCTTACCGATGCGTCGATTGATTTTAGCCGCAGCCGTGATCATGGCTGCGATCATCCCTGCAAAAGCTCAGCAGGCATCGTTCAATGCAGAGCAGCAAAAAGCCATCGAATGGCTGATGAAGAACTGGGATGCCGTCAAAGCCAATATGGACCGGGCAGACCGGGCGGCAGGTCGCAAGCTTCGTGTCGACGAGCACATTATCCGCTGGTTCCCACACGACCCAACCACGGAAGACTTTGACCGGCTGCGGATGCAACGCGACGGACAGGTCATCCGGTGAGCGTCCTCCTGGCATCAGGGCTGACCGCGCCTAGGACGATGGCGGGCATCCGCGGCGACATGTACATGCGCGCGCTGTACTGGATTCTGCGCGAGCGTGCTGGTGCCGGCGGGTGGCCACCGCGCGATGTTTCACGTGTATCCGGCTGGACCGTGGTGCGGATGCTGGCAGCCATCCACGAGAAGTCTGTCGCCGAGGTCGCGCTGGACCTGATTGAACTACACACAGTCGGGCAGGACGACCGGCAATGGCCGTAAACCGTGCAACCATCATGCGGCGATGGGCCGACGCCACGCGCCACATGCGATGGGCCGAAGCTAACGAGCTGTGGCGGGAGTTGATGACAGAATGGCTGAAACCGACCGCAGTCAATCAACGCTACTGGAACGATCTGGTGCGCCGACGCATGGCCGCGCTCGAACGCAAGGAACAGCGCGCCGCAATCAGCGATATCGAATGGGACAACACACATCAGGACATGGGACGATGAACATACCGGCAAAGGTATCCGCGCCCGCGGGCGACGTGATGGAATCCGTCATCGCCAAGGGCGACCTGGCGAAGCTGACGCCGGACGAGCGCGTGCGATATTACAACGAGGTCTGCAAATCGCTGGGGCTGAACCCGCTGACGCAGCCGCTATCGTACATGACCTTGAGCGGAAAACTGACGCTGTACGCAACGCGCGCCGCCACCGACCAGCTCCGCAAACTTTACAACGTGTCGTTGGAGGTCGTTTCACGTCAGCTCGCCGATGACATTCTGACGGTTCGGGTGAAAGCGCGCATGCCGGACGGCCGTGAAGATGAAGACCTCGGATCGGTAGCGTTCCCATCTTTGCTGAAAGGCGAGGCGCGCGCGAACGCCGTGATGAAGGCCGTCACCAAGGCCAAGCGCCGCGCCACGTTGAGCATCTGCGGCCTTGGTTGGCTGGACGAAACCGAGGTCGAGACAATCCCAGGCGCAGAGTTTCCACCGCACGATCCGCAAACAGGAGAGATCACCGAGTCTGCCGAAGCCGATGAACAGGCACCCCTTTCATTGGCCCCGAGTACGGCGGATGCCGCCCCGGCCACCGACGCTTCGCCGCGCGATGTCGGGGCGGCGCTCCTTCTCGAACAGATGGCGCAGGAAGCCGCCAAGCGCGGCCCGGATGTGTTCAACGAATTCTACAAGAACCGCACCATTCAGGAACGCGCCATCATTGCCAAACACGGCAAAGAACTGCGCCGATTGATGGATGAAGCACCGGCGCCGGAAGTCGGGGAGTGATGACAACATGAAATCCGCCGCAGTTATTCCGTGGGACGCACAGAATTCGCGGCGTGCGCTGATATGTACGAAATGCGGCGTGAGTACATTCGCAGCATGCGACTGCGGCGCTCCTTATGAGCGTGCCCGCGAGCGCGCTACTAAGGCAGTAACCGCTAACCCCCGAAAGTCAAACCGAGCAATAGCCGCTGACATCGGCGTCGACGAGGGCACAGTACGAACTGCACGTAAGGAAACTGCGGAAAATTCCGCAGTTGCCCGCGTTGGTCGCGACGGTAAGACCCGCAAATCACCGACACGCAAAAAGCGTCCATCCGCAGTGATTTCGGACCCGATCAAAGAGATCAATGCCTTTCATCAAGAGGCCGTGAAGTTTCTGACTGACTATTCGCAGCGCTTTGAAATGTGGATCGATAGCTCACCGCTGATCGACGCGGATGGCAAGGCTACCCTGATGCAGGCGCTCTATTTGTGCAGCGATGGCTTTGCGCGGCTCTCACAAAAATTGGATGGACGGTGAAATCATGAAACGGAGAAAGGGAAAGGCAATGGCGCTCACCTACAAACACGACAACACTAATCACCCCATGGAAGAAGCTGAATACGATACCGCATTCAAGATTTATAAAAGCGACTGCAAGAAAGCGGTCATTGGCGATCCGACCGAATGCATTGAAGCCAAGGGGCTTAAGCGACTACCCAATTGTGAATTCGCTCATATCGGGTCCGGTGGCGATGCATATGTTGGTTTCAAAGACGCAAAAAGTCCGACCGGCGTGACGGTACGTCACTTTTGCATTCCGGCTGCGTCGAAAAAAGTGAGGGATGCTTTTGACATCAAGGGATCACCCAAGACGCAAGTGTTGATGCTGAAAGCGCCGAGCAATGGACGTACGTTGTCCCATCGTCGCACGCTCGGTAAGCGTAGGCGCCAGCAGATCAAGGAAGGC